ACTTTAGAGATTGAAACTCTATCAGATAAAAATATATTATCGGCTAATAATCAAATTTTTATAAGTAAAATAAGCTTTTTAAGAAACTTTTATTTTTCTTTAGATGATCAAGAAATAAATCCAGATTTGACCTTTAAGTCAATAGGAGGATTGAGATAATGGCTACAATTAAAAAAACTATACAAAATCTAAAACCTGGAAAACAATATCTTTTAACGGTTAAACCAAAAGATGCAGAACTAAACGTTCTCTTAGATCCAGCTTCAGCTGTTAGATTCACTATTCCAGCTGACCTTACTCAGCCAGCTGAACTTGGCGACTTGACAATAGTTGGAAACTACAAATCTATAATGATTAGCTTTAACCCATCTAACGAAGCTGACCTAAGAGGATATAACTACGAAGTTTACCTTCCTGAAGATATAGCACAAAGTGGTTCAACATATGTAATTATTAGTGGGGCAACTCCATTTCTTTCTGGTTTTTCTGCCTCCAATGTTATAGCTGTTGATGTTCCTCAAAACTCAGAAACAACAAATAATGTTGATTCTAATACTGGTGTCACAACTGTAGTGACAACCGAAAAACTTTATTTTGCAAGAGTGCAATCAATAGACACCTCTGCGAATAAATCTGCATGGACGCCAATTGTTGCATCTACTGCTACTACGCTTATAGACTCTGCTCATATCGTAGATCTCACAGCATCAAAAATTACAGCTGGAACAATCGGTGCACACACTATTACTTTGGCTGGTGGAACTTCTGTTATTAAATCTTCTACATTTAATGGAGTTGATGTTGGTGGCGGAAGCTATGCAAATGCTACAACAGGTTGGTTAATTAATGGTAGTGGTAGAGCATATTTCTATGACGCAACAATTGCTGGAAGTATCGACATTGGTGGATTTGACTCTGGTTCTTTTCACGTTGATAGCGAAGGAAACCTTTGGCTAGGTTCTGGAACGCTAGTCAATGCCCCATTCAAGGTTCTTAAAGAAGGCGATGTTACAGCCAATACAATAACCACTAAGAACTTAACATTAACTGGAAATACAGTAATGTCGAATAATTCAAAAATTTTTCTTGGAACAGGTGTTTATAGCAACACTAATACTCCATTTTATGTAGATGATGATAGCCAATTCTCTTTAGGTAACAAACTAACTTGGGATGGATCAACACTCACGATAACTGGTAACGTTAACATAACTGGTGGCAATACCCTAACGTTGATCAACGATGCTCAATCAGATGCAGATACTGCGTATAGCGTTGCCATCTCTGCAAACTCTATTGCTGTGTCAGCTCAATCAACCGCAAACGACGCTTATTCAGAAGCTGTTACTAGAATACTTCCAGGAGAATTAGAGGCTAGAATAAATGACAGCGTAACTAATATTAGCGGTGGAAAAATTACAACAGGAAGTATAAATGCTAATTTAATTACGACCGGAACCCTTAGCGCAGATTATATTTTTGGTGGAACAATATCAGGATCGGCTATTTTGTTAGGTAGCTTATATGTAGATACTGGTGGCTTTATTCAAGCCACCAATGTTGAAATAGCTGCGGGTTTTAGATATAGATGTAGTGGTGTGTTTAACTCTACTGGAAGCAGCACAACTGCAAGAGTACACAATCCAGGTTCGGTAGAAGCATTATGTTCTCCATCTTCAAAAAGAGAATATAAGTATAATATAGAAGATATACCCGATGCATTAAATATATTAAAAACAGTAAGACCAAGAATATTTAATTGGAAAATAGATAATTTTGATAAAGTTGATCCTTGGACTGGAGAACCTTGGACTGAAGAAGCTAAAGCTATAAATGAATTTAATAAATCATATGGTTTTATAGCAGAAGAGATGGCAGAAGATCAACCGTTACTTACTGTGTATGAATCACCCGACGCATCTTTGCCAAAAGACCAACCTGGTGGAGCATTTGACTTTTCAGCGTGGAAACCAAAAATGTGGAAAGAAATGGACTTTATACCGCTTTTAGTTAAGGCTGTTCAAGAATTGTCAGCTAAAGTAGAAGAACTTGAAAGTAGATTAAATTCTTAATATATTCTACAGCGCGCATTATCATTGTAAATCATGTATAATGGAAGTCAAATTAAAAAATTATAAAAAGGAAAATACAATATGAGCGATACACCACAAGTAGAACAGAAAACAGAATTTGTTGTAGAGATCAAGATTAGCGACAAGAATCTTTCTTACAAGAGTGATTTTACAGAAGCTGAAACAATCTTTTGGCTTGAAGCTGTAAAGGATCTTATTATCAAGAAGACTTTTGAAGCCGCAGGAATGGCTGAAAAACAATAAATTACAGCCTAGACAAATTTAGTCTACTATTAGACATAGGCTTAAATAAGGACGTACCATGGCAATTAAAGATTATTTACCGTTTCAAAGAGTAGATAAAGATCTTACTTTCTCTGACAAGGCTTTAGCGCCAGAGCAAGTAAAGGGTTTATCTAAGGCTATGAAAATAGCATCGCTGGCTCTTGGCTTCCAGGGTACTAATTATTATTTCAATAATAGAGCAACGTTTGAAAGACCAGCATACGACTTCGAAAGATTAATGCAGGCTGTTGATACGGACTCTTATGTAAAACAAGCTATGTCTAAATATAAAGATCTTTTTTGGAAAGAAGGTTGGGAAATAGTTTCTGAAAACCCAGAAGCTATTTCTTATCTTCACCAAAGAATAGATTTTATGGAAATAGCAATGAAGAGACCATTTGTCGAATTCTTAATTGAAGTTTCAGACCAACTCTTCAAGTTCTCAAATGCCTTTATCGTTAAGGCAAGAGGAGACTTAAGCGAATACTTCCCAGATAAATTAACACCTATGACTGGTGATCTTCCAGTAATCGGTTATTATCTAATTCCTACTGAGCAAGTAAGAATTTTTAGAGATAAGCATAATAGACCAAAATCTTATAGGCAAGAGACAGATCCTCTTACCTACATGCCGCTTGAAGGCAATCCAACTTGGACTGCAGAAAAGGTAATTCATTTACACTTTGATAGAAAAACTGGAAGAGCATTTGGTACTCCGTTTTTGATTAACGTTTTAGATGATGTGATTGCGCTTCGTCAAATTGAAGAAGATATTCAGAATCTTGTTCATAGAGAATTGTTTCCACTTTATAAGTACAAGATTGGAACCGCAGAACAACCAGCAGAACCAGAAGAAATTACACAAGCAGCCATAGAGATAGAAAATCTAAGAGCTGAAGGTGGTTTGATTCTTCCATTTAGGCATGACGTAGAAGTGATTGGATCACAGGGTTCAGCACTTGACGCAAGTCAATACTTAAATCACTTCAAAGAACGTGTTGCAATTGGACTAGGTGTTGCACCACATCATTTGGGAATGTCAATGAATGGCGGTAACAGATCTGTTACTGAAAGATTAGACGTCGCTCTATATGACAGAATTAAGCAAATGCAAAAGCTTTTTTCTGAGATGATAAGATTGAATATATTTAATGAACTCTTATTTGAGGGTGGATTTGATCCAATCTCTAACCCAATGGAAAGTGGGGAGTCCGACAGGTGCTATTTTAAGTTCAAGGAAATAGATGTTGATACTCAGGTTAAGAAAGAAAACCACATTGTTCAAAAGTATGTAAATAACTTAATTACACTTGAAGAAGCTCGTTTAGGACTAGGCTATGACTCTGACATAGACACAAGCAGTATGTACGCTGCTATACAAGGTGATATTCAGGTTGACATTGCAACAGCAACAACTAAAGCACAAGCAAAAGCACAGGCAGCTAATCAACCACCAGATCCAAAAACAGCTGATGGTCAAAAATCTGCTCCAGCTGGACAAAGAAATCTTCCTTCAAAGAGAAAAGGCGTTGGCAATGCAATGAGGCCAACAAATCAAAATGGAAGAAAGAATTCTCCAGACATTAAAAGATATGATAATAATTTCCTAACAGTAATTGAATCATTGTTAGATAACGAGTATACTGTTATAGAATCAGATGTTGAAAAGGATAAAGATAATGTTTAATGTAAACGATAAGATTACAAGTAGCGATGACACAGAAGCAAATGCGCTTGATGTTTTTAAGAAGGCTGTTAACAATGGTCAAACCAGATTAGCTCTTGAAGCTTTAGTTGACGTTGTTGATTCTATAATTGATTTTATTACCTCAGAACCAGAAGACGAGACTGCAGAGGAAGTCGTTGTTGCACCTGATCTCAAGACTGCAACAATTGCTGAAGTCAAAGAAGAGAAAGTAGAATCTACAACTGTAGAAGCTACTGCTCCCGCTAAGAAAAAAGCAAAAGAAACAACGACTTCTATTTCAGAATAATTCATGATTGAGTTAGTGATTGGTTGTCCAATCTATAAAAGAGACTGGATATTTCCTTATTGGATTTCTTGCATAGAAAATCAAAATATTGATTTTTCAAAAACTGCGTTTGTATTTGAAGCTTCACCAGATGATGAAGCAACGATAGAGATGTTAGTTAAATATAGAAACGCCAGACCAGATATACCCGAATTTATCTTAGATATAAAACAAGATGTTCCACATTTTTCTCACGAAGAAGGAACAAGAACTTGGAGCATATCTAAGTACGAAAACATGGTTAATCTAAGAAACTCTCTTTTGTCAAAAGTTAGAGATATTAATCCAAATTATTTTTTTAGTTTAGATTCTGACATACTTATAACTAACGAAAATACAATTCAACTTCTGATTGCGCATGTAAACTCTGGAGCCGATGCGGTTAGTCCATTGATGTTTATGACCCCAACAAACACAATGTATCCAAGTGTAATGAACTGGATAAAAGAACCTGGTGGTCAAGCTTATAGAAAAGAGCAATACCCGCTTGGTCAGTATTTTGAATCAGATGTTATTATGGCAGCAAAAATGATGTCAAGAGATGTGTATAAAAATGTTGATTATTCACTCCATACACAGGGTGAGGATTTGGGCTGGTCTGGAAACGCAGCAAAAATGGGCTACAAGCTCTATTCAGCTTCATACATCTATGCTCCACACATAATGCATAAGCAAATGATGCAGAGTTTTTTGTCAAATGGAGATTCTAGAGAAAATTTTTTTGCAACAGCATAAAAGTATGATATCTTTATATAAGATTGTTTAATCTTATA